TAACTTAGCTTTGACTTTTTTTACATCATCTGGCCCTTCTGAAATCTTTTGTTGATGTTTTCTCTTAACATCTGCTAGTGTAGGTAATGGTTCACCAAATTTTCTCTTCTTATCAAAGTTTTCATTTACAGATTCTCTTACACCCTTACCACCCATTTCTTTGTAAACTTTTATTAGATTTTTAAGGTGGTCTTCATCTCTAGCATTAGTAACTCTACCTTGTTTCTTTATTCTCTTTTGAAACATTTCTATAGCATCTTTGAGTTTTTTCAATTCTACTTTATTAGATAAAGTGCGTTTATATGCCATACCGACATTATCTCTTTCATTTACAGATTCACCAGTATATTGTTTTTTATAAAAGTCTACATCAGCTTTTGATTGTTTTTTAGGTTTGTCTTTCTTTCTTGAGAGTTTATCCTTGATTCTTTGGAAAAGACTCTTAGATTTTTTATGTAACGGGTGAGATTTGTCCCTTAGAGGTGTTGAAGCCTTAACACTTTTACCTGTTTTTGGATTTTTCATCTGCATCTTGGTCATTTGCATCACAGTTGCAGCAACAATTGGATTCTCTGATAGAATACTCTCTAAATTCTTATGTTTTGTAGAAGCATATTTCTTCACGTCTTTCCTTTTCATGTTTTTTGCTACATCTTGAGCTTTTTTAGAAAACTTAGATGCTGGTTGTTCCCCTTTTTGTATTGAACGTACAATACCCATAAATTTCTGTTGTTTTTTAGAAACAGATGGCATTAATGTAGTTTTCCGACTTTATTAGCTAACTTAACTAACCTTTCACTAATTTTTGTTAATGCCTTATGTGTATTTTTCCAATATTGGTCACTATTAACACCTAATTCGTTCTTCAACCTGACATTCATATCAATCAACTTACTGAGTTCGGTTAACTTGGCCCGTACCTCTCTCACCGAGTGACCGATTTTCTGTCTTGGTGTTAATTCTTCATTATTTCTAAAGTCATGATACCGACCCTCGTTAACAACTTGGTCAATTTCATTAATATTCTTTAGACTATCTTTAATTCTTAGTTTGGACACGTCTAATCTCCTTAATAAGCTCATAAAATCTCATCAATGAAACAACTTGATTGTCCTTAATAGTCATACTTGACTTTATCGGTGTCAATTTTTTGATTGTTTCTCTTAATTTAATTTTTGTAACCTTATTATCGACGCCTTTGATGAGTTCTTTAAGTACTTTGTGAACTTTTTTATACTCTTCGTTAATATATTCACGTAAATTATTGGAATTTGATAGATTATTAATATATTCTTTCAATAATTTCTTTTGGTCAGCACTTAAGTTTTTATATTTTTTGTTAAATTTTTCAACAAGAATGTTATATGCTAATAAACGTAAATCTTTTTCTTCTTTTGTAAAAGGATTTTTCTTTTCTACAACTTTCTTGTGTTCTTTATTTAAATTTTCAACAATCGTATATCTTGATTGTACAGCATCCTCTGGATTAAACTCAAAACCAGAAGATTCTGATAAAAATAATTTATAAATCGATGCATTTAATTTAAAATTAGGTATCTTTGCATTAAAAAAATCATCACCATAGTTATCTTTTATCTCTTTAATGAGATTATATTTTTCGGTCTTGATTTTTTTATTAGATAAATTACCTCTTGACTTTAATACGGCATCAACTAAATGGTTTGCACGTATTTCACTAAGTTTAGTCTTAGATGATAATACCTTATATAAATTAAGTTCTTTTCCGAGTTCCTTTGACTCGTGAAAATAATTCTTCAACAACTTCACTGCCTTCGAGCTTTTGTTGTTCAAAATATCAACAGTTATCTGACGAGTCAACAACTCGAATATAATGCCAGTATTTTTGATTTTGCTATGTTTTATAGTACGGGCCATGTCTTACTCACTCCAATTATAAAAAGTGTAAATTCTCTTATATAAATATAAAAACTTCATAAAAATAATCTATTCCTTACCTTTTATTGTACTGACATCATCATGATATTCTTGATTAACTTCATCTGACTCTGTTATTATCTTTACATCACTTTTGTTCATTAATTTTTTCATCTTATCAAAGTGGGCAAGTGCTAAAGTATTTCCATATTTACGTGAACCACTACCACCTTTTTTCTTATCGTGAGCTCCTAATACGTCTCTACCCCTTACACCACTATCTTTACCATACTTATTAGGTTCTTTAGGTCTACCAGCTCCCTCTTGTCCACCTTCAGGTGCTCCACCCTCATCATCAAAGACGGAACCACTAACATCATCGTCCCCACCTTCATCATCAGGACTTTGCATATCACTTGGTGTACCTACCGATTCTCCACTTTGTTTAGGGTCATTACCCTCGTTCTCTATCTGAGAATATCTAAACTTTTGTTTATAGTCATATATAATTTTTTCTTCTTGGTCTTCTATTTCATCCTTAGTAAAATTATATATGTTCTTATAAATCCAATCACTTGACATCAATCCATCTTGTATCATAGAAGAAGCAAGTGATGTCTTGTTGTTCCATAATTCAATTTTTTCTTGTTCATAAATTGTAGATGGATTTGTAAGACTCAATTCAAAGTTGACCAACTCTTCATCAGTAAAACCTTGTGCATATAAATGAACAATAGCAATCTTAGTCAACTCACTTACAACAATCCTTTGTATTCTTTCAATTGTTCTCGCAAACCTAACGTCTTCAGCAGCTAATGTAGCCTTACTTCCAACTTGTTCTTCATATCCAAGAAAGGCCTTGGGTACTTTAAGAGCAGCTAACATTTTATTTCTAAGATATTCAATATCATCAACTGCATCGTATGATAAACTACCAAGAGTTTCTATGTTTGTACCACTATCCCCACCTCGAACTGGCATGAAGAAGTCTTCTGTTATGTTTTGAATGTTATATTTTAAATTATAATCACCAGTTGTTTCATCTACCAAAGGTGTTTTCTTCATCTTATTAATAATTTGTTGCATGTAATTATCAACTTCTGCTGGTGGTATGTTACCAATATCAACTTTGAACACTCTTTTTTCAGGTGCTCTCATAATCCTATGAATCATCATAGCATCTTCCATAAGAGATAATTGTTTCCAAATCTTTCTAGCAGATTCTATCATTGATTTACCATAAGGAACATAGTTTGAATCTGATAGTAATCTGAAATGTGCCATTTGAAAGTTTTCTAATTCTGCACTTTCAGTTTCTTTTCGTGTATGATAAGCAGCCTGTCCTGTATTATCTTGTGTAATTACAAACTTAACTTCGTATGGATTTTCAGGATTACCACCCTCTGCACGTGCAACAATATAAGGTGTTAATGGTGTTACGTTTGTTACACCATACTTGTCTTGTACATCTAAGTGTAAAAAGAAATCACCATACTTACACATATTACGAACCCACGGCCATAAATTAAATTCGATGTTTAATATATCATAAAACAAATTATGTAATATCTTTTTAACGTTATCATTATCACTTTGAATTTCCAATACTTCTCCGTATTCGTTTTTCATTGTGGTCTCGTCCGAATAGACATCAAGTGCTGATGCTATGATTGGGTCTGAATCCATAGTCTCGTAATCTCTGAATAGACCTAACCTCTCAGCCTGTTTATAGGTAGAATCCATTAGACCATATCCTGAACCCTTTGAGTTCTGATACAATCGTGTGAATCTATCGGTTAAACTTTTCTTATAATATCCTTGTAACTTTTCGGTGTCAGCTATTTTTAATTGGCGACCACCAACATTTCGTACAATAACATTTGTACTGAATAGTCTTCTTAGTCTTCCAAATAATGTTTTATCTGCCATTTTATCCTCTTACTTTATTAACCAAGTTATATCTTCTTTTTCTTTACCTGTATCTACTTGCCATTGTTCTTGGAACATAGATGGTTTAGGTGTATAAATTGGTTGATTTTTATTAAAATATTCCATTGACTTTTTTTGTAGTGTGATTCCTTCAGCACGTAAACGTAATGCAGTATCACGTATCCATAGACAAATACCAAGTGACATTACTAAATCATCATTGTATCCCTTCATCGCCTCGGCTCTTTGGTTGTTATATATAAATACAAACAACTCATCCAATAATCTACTTGAATTTATTATAATTGACTTTTCTCTAAAATATTCTTCTATTTTAGCAACTACTAATGGTCTTGTCTTCATTGTCATAGAGAAACCAGGTACCATGTTCCTTTCTTCCCTATAAATTTTATTTGACAATTGATGTTCAACATCAACATACTTTAAATCTTTACTCGTGTAAAATAAATTATCATACCCTCTATCAATAATTTGTTGGATAGAAGCCCAACCAATGTTGTTGTTCTCAATTATTAATAGTGCATTATTATATTCAGTTGCAGTATTTAAACATAAGTTTCCAAAATCACGAGTAGAAATTTTTCCTTTATACTCTGCAACTTGTTCAACTGTTTCTGCATCAAAAACATGAAATGCAGAAAAGTCTGTTCCGTCCCCTCTTGAAACGTCAGCTGATAAAATATATTGTTTGTCATAGTTTGGATATTTCCAAACCCATAGATTACCATCAAGTCCTCTTTTTTCAGATGGTTCGTTTACCATGTTATTACGACACTCTTCTAAGATAACACCATCAATTACAGTACGACCTGAAGTTATGAAGTCACAATCACATTCTTGAGCAG